CCTGCAGCTCTTACTGCATCGGCTGTAAATACAAATTCGTTTTTAGAAAGTCTTGCGGGTACATCATCTTTTTTTTCATACTCTCCAATGGGTACAAACCCACCGTCAAATCTGTAATCTTTTTCCATGCCACCAAGATCCAAGATACCATTTGATCCATTAGCATATTTAACTCTGCCACCTTTAGCGTATCGTGTGTCTGTAAACATATCAGATGCAAACTCTATTAACATTTCTCTAATACGTTCATCATCATAATCTGAAGCGTCTAATTCAGGAAATTCCATAGCGTTTAAATTTCCTACTAATTCTATTCTACTCATTTTGCTTACATCCATTAATGGATCTCCAGCTGAATAAGCCATCTTCATAGGTTCTTCTGTTTCTGATACAGCTTCTTCAATACTTACAGTGCCATCCATTACAGGACCTTCACCAAACATGTAACCAGGTCGACCACCGTTTCTTAAACCAGCAATGCCACCTTTTTGCATTTGATCAACGTAAGAATCCATGTACATTTCATACTCAGCTTCTCCCATTTCTTTATTGTTAAACATTTCTTGTATTAAATTAAGAATTATTTTATCTTTAGATGCTTCGTCCATTGTTTCTTCAGTATCTAAACCATCTTTTATTATTGCATTAAGCATAGCTCTGTTTTCAGATTCTCCAGGTTCTCTTATAGCAGTAATGTTTTTTTTAAAAGGATTGTCGTCTACATACTCACTTGTTCTTTCTGCAAGATCACCATCATCAGTTCTTCCTAGATCTGATTTATATTTCATGTCTTTTATTTTTTCTAAAATTCTATTTAAAGGACTAAAAGAAGATTGAACACCATTCTCTCCAGTACCATTTTCAAAACCCATTCTATCTACAACACCAGGTGCTGTTTTTCTAAGGGCTGTTATACCTGCATTAGGGTCACTACCATTTTTTAAACGCATAATACCACCATTAGCCGCTAGTGCCGTGAAATCTGTTACGTCTGCTTTAGAGGTAGGACGTCCTGTAATTGTCATAGGAGTTAAATTTAAATCAACGGCAGACTGTGCTTCTTGACCTGAAACTTCTTTTTCTTGATTATAATCAGTGTAAGCTCTGTCTGCTGCTTCGTTAGCTTTTTTTTGATTTTTGTAATCTAAATAACCTTTAACAACACCGGCTCCAGCATTAGCGACATCTTTATATTTGTCGTATAATTCTTTCCCTTTGTCAACATATTCTAAAACAGTTTCATACCATTTCTTTTCCGCCATAAATTAAATTCCTTTAAAATTTTTATATATTAAAACAGCAGGAAATTTACCTGAAGTATACTATTATCCCTTTTCACCGAATAAATCAAGCTTAGGCATTATAACTTTGACATCTTGTTCTATGTTTTCTAAGGGTATATTAGCAGCTTTATAGTCCTCTTCGTTATTATAAATTATCCCTGTTTTTTTGTCTTTGTATGTAGTCACTACCTTAGCTTGAACCAAGGGTATCTCTTTGCCATTAATTGTTACTGTTTTTGTCATTATGTCCTATCTTGTTGTAATACACTTATTGTAACTATCGGGTCTGCTACATCTGACAGCATTTGAATTTTGTCTCCTTCTTCTAAAATTAACACAGTACTATTGTCACCTTTTAAAAACTCATGTTTAGTATCTGTCGCTAAAGCATGCTTATCATAAATAGTTGTTGCGCTAGTGCTACTATCTAAAATAGTAAAAGTCAAAGTAGAAACTCCTGCATTAGGATTATATACAGAAATAGATTTAATAATACCTACTGTAGCAACTGGGACTGTATAACAGTCAGCCTTTGCACCCGAAGCCAAAGTAGTAATATGTAGTTTATATGCGTTAGCCATTATAGTCTTTTTGTTGTCTTATCCTAACCTATAAAAAATGTAAAGGCTTCTTGCTCATCTTTTATTTGTTGTTGATATGTAGTATTCATTTTTTGTACAATAGATATTACATTGTTAGCTAAATTTTGAACGTTCTGTCTGTCAAACTCTGGTCCTTCTATTGTTGATATTACTTCTGATATTTTTGCCATTATCTTCTCCCTCCTGCATGTATGTCTAGTCTAAAAGTACCTAGTCTCCAATTTTCTCCAGTACCTGTGTTAGATACTTTAAAAGCAATTTGACGAGCTCTTATCCTAGTGTTTAATTGTGTTGTACTTGTAGTTGCCGTAAAAGTATTTGTAGTAGTTGGACTGTTTGGAAATGCTTTAGTATTTAAAGCAACTTGTGCATTACCTGTTTGTGATCCAAAGTCTGGTAAAAATCTGCTAATACGCATTATGTATTCCCCTTCTCCTTGCAATCCTTGTTGATCACTAATATCATAGTCTCCTGATTCAACGTTTGCTAAAATAGCATTTGTAATACCACTAGCAAAAACTTCATCTGTTCCTACTTCATGCTGCCAAAAATAACTAGCACCGTTGGTTACACCATTAATAATAGGCGAGGTGGGTGCAATATTAGTTACATACTGTGTAGCATATGGTTTTCCGTAAACTCCTTCTGGAGTCCATGTAGTTCTAGCAAGTGAACTTGTAGTCCATATTGGATCCGAGTCGCTTGATTCTATATAATTGTAACTAACTGAACGATTAACTTCGTCCGAACCTTGGCCACAATAAAACCAAGTTACTTCACCAAATAAATTATTAACTGCACCATGTATTTGTTGGTTAGCATTAACATTAATATCTTCAAAAACATAATCTTCAACTAGACAAGGCATACTATAAACTCTACCTCCAGTGTATTTAAAGAAACCATTTGGTCCCATCCAATAAGCAACACCATCAATTTCTACTGGTGCGTGTTGACTAGATATTCCACAGTTAGTCCCTACTTGTTCAAAGCCAAAAGTAAAAGGCTGTCCTACAAATTTCATAGTGTACATTGCTGTATCCGACCAAACATATAGAGCTGTCTTACCTGCTATTACTGCAAGTAATTTAGATCCATCAGGAAGTCTTTGTGACCCCGCTGTGTTAGTTGCACTAGCTGTATAAGAGCCAACACTATCAATATCTTCTTGGTCAGAGAATCTTACAAACATATCGTCTTGACTTGTAAAATCACCAATTATTGTTTCGGTTCCAATAAAAACTAAATGTCTATCTGGAGTTGACACACACATGTCTCTTGATGCTGTTGGTGCATTAGGTAATATAACTGCCCTTGTTGTTAAAGCACCAGCTTGAGTTGGATCCCATTGCCATACTTTTTTATTATGAACTAAAGCTAATAAAATTTGTCCGTAGTTAACTAGTCTCCATTGTCCTGGTTCAATTACAACTTGCGCTGAAGAACTTGCACTACCCCAACCTACATAGTTACTTGCATCATATACTGTAACACCATTTAAATGAGAAGTTCGAGCACTACCGCTAAATCCTCTAGTTATCCCAGTGACTGTATTTCCTGCAATACCTGTGTAACCAATTAATTCATTATTAACTTGAATGACTTCCGTTGATCCACCACTAGGGATTGTAAAACCAGTTGTTGCAGTCAGTGTAATAGCTGTGGCACTTCCGTTATTACCGCTAGTGTTATCAGCTAAGGCTCCGTTTAGAGTTGTAAATGTTGGTGGTATAACTTGTCCTCCATAAGTATTAGTCCCCCATCCAAAACCATAACCTTGTGTGACAGGTCCTATTACATAATAAGGATCTATAGTTATTGTTCCAATAGCCCCACCCGTTCCTGTTTCATTATTGTTAACTAAACTAGTCATTTTAGTAGTCAATGTAGTTGCACTTGGAGTGCTTAAAACTTCAAATAATTTATCATTAAAATCTGCAGCAGTAAAAGAAGTACCTACAGGTGTGTTAGTAAAACTACCATCTCTTACTAAAAGAATGTCTCCTACAGTTGCATTGTGTGCAGCACCATAAGTAAAAGTTAAAACACTAGACCCGTTAGTAGTTCCAATAGAAACTCCTGTTTGAATATTTGTAGTATCGATTGGGGTAATATCATAGACAGCACCTTCAAAATAAATATAAAGCATCTTGTTAGTACCAATTGCTACATATTTATTCCCTGCATTATCTACCCAAGCGTGTTGATCTCTACCCGCACCCACTAAATTACTTGAAGTTAATTGCTGCCAACCACCAATTTTTTCTGGGTAGCTATATCTAAAACGCATATAGTCTCCATTAACCCATCGCCCCTCTGCTCCAGTATCTGATGATTGCTTATCTAAACCTGGTTTTAACGTAATTTTTGTTAACATATGACCCCATTATATTATGCCTTAACCATCGAAGGAAGACCTAACATAGGTCTTTTATCAAAACGGTTTTCTTCAGCAAAAGGACCATTCACATGGTTATAATGAAGAAACACCTGTCCACAGATAGTACCTTCAAAAGGTTCTCTCCAATGCTCTAATTCACATCCACTATATACCAGCATATCTCCAACATCAAGCAGGACTTTCGTGCCTTCTATGAAGATTGGCCATGGCTCACCACCCAAGTGTATTGTAGTAGATATCTCACAGCTTGGTCTGTCTTTGTGTCTTTTTAATTCATCACCTTTTTTGTAGGCTCTTGCATAGGAATATGTAGGACATAGGTCTAGTCCAGTTTCATTTTTCATAATTGGTAATACTTTAACTAGTAGGGTTTCCATTACTGGATCTGCGTAATGAGAATATGTGTTTGGGATTTGCTGATCTGTCCATGTTCCCATCATACTATTATCGTAGATCATGTTATTATCATACATAAATTTAACTGCATCTCTTTTAAGTAAGAAATAATTAAATATAAAATTAGCTAACTCGTAGTTAACTGCACTTTTGATTACTTGATATTTATTACCATTTTTAAAACTCATAAAAACATTCCTTTCTGTAAAAAATTAAATGACACAGATATTCTTATATCATTAGACTTATTAATATCAACGCAATGGTTAAGGTAGGATGGAAACATAATTAATTTTCCAGACACAGGTGTGTAATGAAATTCTCTTAAAGCATATTCAGGTAAGTTTTTAGCTCTTCTCTTTGGCGACATCATTAAACCGACAGATTTTGGATCTTCTATTTTTAATTCACCACAATTCTCTGGTGTCTTTATGTAGTATACTCCTGACCACAAAGAATTTGGATGCATGTGTGGCCTATTATACCCACCTGGAAGATTTACATTTGCCCACATATTACCTAAAACAGGTTCTGATAAATAACCTTCCTTTTCATATATTTTTTTTTGAGCTGTGTAGAGATCCTCAACTAAAGGTTTATACTCTTCTTTAGTATACATGTTGTCTTGAGAATGCCAACCGTCTACATTAGTTCTATCTATCCCTTTATCTTCAGACCTCCATTTTAAAATATGGTTTTCTAAATATTTATTAAAATTACTATTACCTATATCAAAACTATAAACAGGAGTTGCAAAATGTAAGTCTTGTTTCATTTAAACGAAGGACCTCCAAACCACATAACTAAAGAACGCCTAATTCCTTTTGTAACTTGAACTGCTCGATGCCTACAAAAAGATGCAAAAAATATTGCGTGACCTTGTTTAGGCCTAACAAATTTTCCATCGTCCATTAACTCTAGACCACCACCTTCATACTCGTCATCTGGAGATAAAGCTAATGTCATAGATATTTTTCTAACAGGAGGTTGTTTTTCCATAGTAATATCATTATCCACATGCCAATCATAAAAACCCCCCGGTTGATATTCTGTGTATTGAGCTAATTCGGTCAGCTGCATTCCTTCAAAACCAAAATGATTATTATTAGTTTTCAACATTAGTTCTTCAATTGTTCTATACATTGGGATAGCTTTATCAAAGGGAATCCATGAAATATCTGAAGTTCTTTGTTTTAAATCTACACCACCACCTTTAGAATTTCCGCCCACTTCAGCATTTTGTTTAGGCTCTTCCCTTCCCATTTTAATTATTTCTTGGCATTGTTCTGGAGTAAAAACAGGGTCGTTTGTTCCGACAATATAAGCTTTCCATTTAGGTTCAGTTATAATCATGTACACCTTTTCCTTTATTCTTTATATCATTAGTGTCCACATCAAAATTTGCTGCTAAAGTTCTTCTAACTTGTTTTGTTCCATTGAAAGGATAAACAACATGCCTCATATCATAAGGAAATACATAAAAATCTCTTAACTGCATAGGGGGTTCATAATCTACTTTAGCAAATTGACCTGAAGCTGATCCGAGCATTTGAAGTTTTCCATTTTGTGGAGTATGTTCTGCTGAATATTCTTTACCATAAGTATCAGGTAACTTTAATACCATGACTGAAGAAAGCCCTGTAGAAAAAATTCCTGAATGAGTATGTGCAGGATTATATTCGTTTTCTTTCATTTCGTTAATCCATATAGAATTAATATTATATTTATAATTTTTAATGTTATTAAAATTTAAATAATTTTTATAGCAATCCTCAAACCAGCCTAATATGTTTTTAGGTAATGAGTTTTGGGATAATTCATGATCAAATAAAGTATGTTCATTTTCTATTTTACCTATTAATTTTTTGTTAGCTAAA